CTTCCGGAAGGCACCAGCGCGGACCGCATGCGCGAGATCGTACAGAAGGACAACTCCAGCTTCGGACAATTTGATTACGACATACTCCGGAAGGAATGGCTCGACTTCGGCTACGACTACAAGTCCTGGGGCCTGAACTTCGACACCAAGGAACTCGAGCTCGAACCGAAAGAGGCGAAGGACGACAACTTCGACGTGGACCGCGCGGCCGCGGCCATCAAGACGCCCAAGACACAGAAGGGCGACATCTGGCAGCTGGGCGACCACTACCTCATGTGCGGAGACAGCACCAGCGCCGAGGACGTAGACAAGCTCATGGACGGCACCCTCGCGGACCTTTCCGTCACTGATCCGCCGTATAACGTGGCCTACGAGGGCAGCACTAAAGACAAGCTCAAGATTGAAAACGACAAGATGTCAGACGGAGCCTTTCACGACTTCCTCGTGGCGGCGTTCACACGCATGAACGAAGCCCTCAAACCGGGCGCGGCTAACTACGTATTCTTCGCGTGCAAGGAGGCCCGGAACTTCATCGACGCCTACATTCAGGCGGGCTTTTTATACAAGCAGCTCCTCATCTGGGTAAAGAACACGATCACCCTGACGCGCTCGGACTACCAGTGGCAGCATGAGCCGTGCATCTACGGCTGGAAGGACGGCGGCCCGCACTACTTCACAGACGACAGGACCCTGCGCACCGTAGTCGACCAGTGGCCCGACTTCGACAAGATGGACAAAGCGGCGCTCCGAGACTTCTGCAAGCGCGTATTCGACAGGGACGCCCTGGCGACCGACATCGTCCGTGAGGACAAACCACTGCGCAACGCAGAGCACCCGACCATGAAGCCGATCCCACTCGTGGGGCGCTTCGTCCGGAACTCGAGCCAGCGCGGCCAGAGCGTAATCGACCTCTTCGGCGGATCAGGCTCGACCCTCATGGCCTGCGAACAGCTGGGGCGACATTGTAGGACCATGGAATACGACCCGAAATACTGCGACGTGATAATCACGCGCTGGGAGAAATACACCGGCCGCAAGGCTACAAAGATAGACTGATATGAGAAAGAACAAAGTCGCCAAGAGATACAGGACAGCCAAGGACCGCGAGGCGGCCATGGCTGACTTCCTCGCGGCCTACGAAAAGAGCCTCGGAGTCCTGAAGCCCGCATGCGATATGACGGGCATGTGCCGCAAAACGATATGGGAATGGCGCAAGAAATATCCCGAGTTCGACGCGGCCTGCCACGAATGCGAAGAGGTCGCAGTGGACTTCGTAGAGACGAAGCTCTACAAGCTCATCAACGACGGAGCCGAGGCCTCGACGATATTCTACTTGAAGACCAAGGGCCGCAAGAGAGGCTACGTCGAGAAGCACGACATCGACATGAACGCGGAAGTCAAGGGCGTAACGGTAAACGTGACGAACCCTGAGACCGCGCAGGTGCTCCAGGACATCATGAGCAAAGACAAAAACGCATAACAGGGCATGGAGACCACACGAGTATTTGACGAAATCGCCAAGGCCTACCTGGACGGATATCGAGGCGTGGACAGCTGCGGAGGTACTAGAAGCACGAAGACATACAGCGCGCTGCAGTTCCTCGTATTCCTTGCCGTAGGCCTTGCGCGTAAGCTCGTAATCTCAGTGGTCTCCGAAACGCTCCCGCACTTGAAGAAGGGCGCAATCCGAGACTTCGAAAGCATCCTCCAGGGCGAAGGCGTAATCACGAGCCCGCTGCGAGACGCCGCGCGCTGGAACGCGACGGACTGCTTTTTTACATTCGCATCCGGCACGATCATCGAGTTCTTCAGCGCGGACGCGCCGCTCAAGGTACACGGACCGAGCCGAGACATCCTCTTCATCAACGAGGGACAGAACATCCGCTGGGAGACCGCAAACCAGCTCATGATCCGAACGCGCAAGTTCGTAATCGTGGACTACAACCCGACGCATGAGTTCTGGGCGCACACCGAGCTCGCGACTGACCCGCGATATAAAACTATCACCAGCACTTACAAAGACAACCGATTCCTGACCCAGGCGCAGATTGAGGACATCGAGAAAGGAAAGAAGAACGCCAACTGGTGGCGCATCTACGGCCTCGGCGAGACCGGACAGCTCGAGGGCGTAGTCTACCAGTTCAAACAGATAGACACCATGCCGGACAACGCCGGCCTCGTACGCATCGGCGGCCTCGACTACGGCTTTACTAATTCCAAAGCGGCGGGCGTTTACATATTGGCCGATAAACGAAGACGGATCCTTTATCTGGACGAGATGTTCTATGGCCTGGGTATGCTAAACAGGGACATAGCGACAGCGCTCGCTGCCTACGGATTCCCGAAGAAAGGCCCGAGGCTATACGCGGACTGCGCCGAGCCTAAATCGAACGCCGAGCTCAAACTCTACGGATACAACATCTGGGCGTCCGACAAGAGCAAGGAAATCGTCGACCAGATCGCATGGCTGTCTCAATGGGACATCTGCGTGACCAAGCGCTCGGTGAACATGATACACGAGTTCAGGAATTACCTCTGGGACACAGACAAGGACGGCAACAAGTTGAATCAGCCTATCAAGGAATTCGATCACTGCATGGACGCATTCCGATATGCGGCATACGGACAGCTCGCAGACTTCCGCCCACCACGCAACACCACAGTCAAATCCGGTAAATTGAAAAGATAATGCAAAAGAGATTCAAGATGAAAACCGTGGCCGACGTGCTACACTGGGAACCCTTCCTCGAGGCGGGCCAGATAACCGCGCTGAAAGAAATCGCGCCACCTGCCCGTGTTGGCCTCCAGGACGCCCCACAAGACCTTAACGACATCACACTGGGACAACTTATCCAGTTAGAAGCGATCGGGGCTGAAAAGGGCGTATTTGCCGCGATTGCCGTCGTGCTCCTGGGCAAGGACGAAGAATGGGCCGCGAAGGCGCCCGCCATGGAGATGCTCGGACTGCGTAACATGGTAGTCAAGGAACAGGACCGAATCGCCGGACTTTTCAAGTCGATATCGAGAGACCCGGAGCCGGCGGAGGTAATGGCAGGCATCGAAGGGCTCAACTTTGGCATGTTCGGCCTCGCGGACTGGTATGCCAGGCGCATGGGAATCCACGACCACGACGACGCCTTCAATACACCATGGCTCCGCATCTGGCAGTGCCGCAAGAACGACATCGAAGAGGGCGAGTACCAGAAGCGCCTTCAGAAGATAAGGACGAACCTGGCGAAGAGCCAATCAAAGAAATAACCCATGAACACAGACAGAGAAATCAAACGACTGGCGGCGGAGATAACGCCACATTACTGCTATGGCACGCCGTACTTCCTGAACACGCAGACCGACAAGATGCGAGCGAAGAAACAGATGCCGGCCTGCCTTCACATTCAGACGGCGGAAGGCTCCGAGGTCACCTCGGCCTCGCCCTACTGGCAGACGGAGCTGTGCACCCGCCGCGTTCAGGTAGGATTTGCGGACGCCGTAAAGTTCGACCAGGATCCGGAAAAGAGCATCGAGACCGTAGAGCGCCTGCTGGGCATGGGCCGCGAGCTGATAAAGCGCATGAACGCGACGAACAAATGGGCGCAGATCGAGTCCTTCTCGTACCAGGTACTCTACAACACGCAGGACGGGAACCTCATCTGGGTGCTCCTGGACTTCAACGCCACCGAAATGCCACAGACATGCTGAGCGAAGAGATAAGACAGATCCTGCTGGAAGAGCTGGAAGACCTGCGCGCCCGGATCATCGCGAACATGGAACGGGCGGACCAGGTAGTCAGCGGCAAGACCCGAGATTCCCTGCAGGTCAACGTCCAGGGAAATGCAGGAGTCTTGACGGGACGCCAGGCCTTCGCCACCTTGGAGACCGGAAGCCGCCCATGGAGCCGCAAGCCCAAGCGCACGCCCAAATGGTTTGCAGACCTGATCGGCGAATGGATAGACCAGCGCGGGCTCGACCTGAACCAATGGGCCGTCGCCCACACGATAATCCACAAGGGCTCGAAGCTATACAGGGAAGGCGGAAGGGCGGACATCTACTCGCCCGAGCTTCAGAAGACCATCGACCGCATCGGCGACAGGATCCTGGACCAGTACTCGGTCCTTGTAACGGATAGACTGATAATCAACAAACCCACACAGATACAAGCATGAGAACGACAACAACTACGACGACCGGGCAGGCCTTGACAATAGGATATCCGAACAGCGTCGCCTTCATGTACTCCCCGCAGCTGGTACGCGTAACCGGAAACGCTCCCACTTCCGCGAAGGTAACAGTCACGCTGACCCACGTGGGCTCGGGCCGCCAGCATACCGAAACGCGCGCCTTCTACGACGGAGCCGTACGCTTCGACATCAGCCGCATCATGCAGCTGCTCGCGCCTGACGTAGACAACCTTTTCCAGCGCCTAGACTACGAAATCGGAGAAAGCCTCACGGAAGCCTTCTCCCTTCGCGTTTCATACGTAAGCGAAACCGGACAGACCACGCAGATCCTGAACGTAAACGACATCACCGGAATGTACGGAGCGCTCGACCAGGGCGAGATTTACGGCGAGCACACCCAGCGCCGCCTGTGGCGTAACTTCCCGCAGACCTTCAACCTTTGGGCGGACGCGCTCGGAGAATCGGCCTTTGTACTCGAGGACGCCTACGTGTACCCGGACGTGACAGGAGACGGACCATGCCACGAATGCGACCTCGTAGGAACCCTGCAGGCACTCGGAGACACAGCCGGCCTCGCGAAGATACTCCCAGGACGCCCGATGCGTAACGTCGGACTGACATGGAGGACACGAATCGAACAGGGCTCAGAGGAACCGGAAGAATTCAGGACAATCACCCTCGTGCCAGACGACTGCAAAGACGGAACCTATCTCCGCTGGCTCAACCGCAGAGGCGAGGTCAGCTACTGGCTCTTTAAGAATTCGCAGATCCGCGTCACTGCCGCGATTGATAACAACTTCGCAAGGTTCTACGAGGACGATCCGAGCACACCAGTGGCGGGCTCATATAACAACAGCCAGAAAACGGATTACAGAGAGGCCCGCGAGCTGATACTGGGAGCCGTAGGACTGAGCCGCGACGAATACGACGACCTCTGCGACCTTGCAACTTCGCCACTGGTAGAGAGGCTCCTGCCAAACGTAGCAGAAGAGGACACCGAGGTCGACATCGTATACGACGGCGGCAACGCCAAGGCGAAGAGCGACGTCATCGTCGAAAGCGGAGCAAACCAGGACACAGTGGTCGACGGAGGCAACGCAAGGACCGGACGCCTCGCTGCCTCGCAGTACGTATGGCAGCGCGTAAACGTAGCGGCCGGATCATACAGCCGCAGCATCAAGCGAAACACACCGAACCGCCAGGAGCTCGAGTTCGTAATCGAGCTGCCAGAGCGTAACACAATAAAGCTATGACACGGGAACTCATAATCGAAGGCCAGCACGTAGACCTCGCGCCTGATACAGACATCACGCTCGAGTACATAAGCAACATCCTGGGCGACATCGGCAAAATCAGCCTCTCGCGTTCGTACACCGTCAAGCTCCCAAAGACGACACGAAACGCCAGGATCCTGGACGACCCAGGAAGACCAGGGCACGACTCCAGCCGCGCCCGCCGATTCCTTACGGCCGAGTATTACCGAAACGGAATCAATCTCATCGGGCAGGCCCAGGCGTACCTGCTGAACATCAGCGCGGACAGCTACGAGGTCGCCCTGGTATGGAGCCGAGTCCAGGGCCTGAAAGAGTGGAACGACGCAAAGCTCAAGCTGCCGGACCTCACAGGGCTCCCGACACTACCGTGGAAAGGCGCAGAATACGCAACGGCAGACACTACTGACGGGTGCTTTTTCGCTAAGTACGTATCCGGCGCCAGGTACAACGCGCCGAACATTGCGCCACACCCAAGTGTTACATTGTACGAGCTAATGACCCGAATATTTGAGAATGCCGGCATTCCTTACGAGATAGGAAACAACCTCACAGACACGCTGCGAAAGCATGCCCTGCTTGTAGCGCCTTCGCACAAGCCAAGCCTTACAATGGAAATCGACGCGGGCGCCCAAGCAACGAGCCTCGAGTGGATACATTCAACTGGATCCGGATATTACTGGTGGTTCCAAAATTGGCAGACAGGCTGGGACGCCCCAGGAGACGGAAACCTCGAGACCACAAGCACGATCCAGAGAGGACCATCGGAAGAGCTGCGCTTTTACCTGAACCTCAAGATTGCAGGAGCAACACCGGACCTTTATTTTAGCTTGGAGCACGGCGGCGAATCGTACATTTTATCACCTTCGCGAACTACGGACGGCGGATATTTGATGGACGCCATCGTAGATTTGAAGAGCGACCTGCGAATGGACGAAGAGTTCGATTATTTTTCTATAAAGATAATGGGGCTCTCCAATAACGGAACTTACAGCTTCAGCGCCTACGACCCAACACGCCCCATGTTCGCTTTGATACGCCCACACGAAACAATACAGACGGACCATCAGAATCTCTTCCCTATAAGCGACAACCTGCCGAACATCGGACAAATGGAATTCATAAAGGCCGTCCTCGGATTGTTCGGGGCTATAATACGAACCGCAAACGGAACACTGGTGCTGGAACACTACGACGACATCCTGCACAAGGCGCAAGCGGTAGACTGGACTCACAAGGTAGACATGCAGGACGGAATCGAAGACTTCCAATATTTGCTCAGTGACTTTGCACAAAAGAACACGATAAAATACGAGCCCGACGTCACGCTGCCTGTATCGCCGGACATCACGCTGGAAATGGAAGACCAGACCGCCAGCGAATCGAAGGAACTGCTCAAGCTACCATTTGCCGCAAGCATACGAGACCAGGCGATCCATTACAGATGCCGCGGCGTATTCCCAGAAGACGGGGATTACTACATTGAGGTCGAGGACATAGACATCAAGCCGCGAATCTTCGGTTTTACGTACGACGGACAAACTCGAGGCCTGATATTCCCGGACAGCTTAAGCGGGAAATGGGCGGCGAGCGCGTACCTCGAGACGTATCAGAGCTTGATCCGTAAACCGGTACAAATAAGCGTTAACATCCGCTTGCACGAGATAGACCTCGCAACGCTAGACACCACGCGCCCGGTCTACCTGGGACAATACGGCCGCTACTACGCGATCCTGAAGATTCAGACATCAAAGACAGACCTCTGCAAAGTTGAACTTTTACAATTACCGTAATATGGCAGACACAAAAACAACCAAGGTCCTCGAGGTAGTCGTGGACAACAACAAAGCCGTCACAGCTATCTCGGAATATAACCGCCTCATCGACGAACAGAAGGCGAAACAGCTGCAGCTGGCGAAGGCATACCAGGAAGGCAAAATCACCCAGGCGGATTATTACAAGGCAATGGCACAAAGCAAAGAAGTCACCAAGACTTACAGCCGCCAAGTTCAGGAGCTATCAAAAGAGATTCAGAACAACATCCGCATGGACACCGAGAAGCAAGGATCACTCCGCGCCCTCCGCGCGGAGCTGAGCAACGTCACCAAGCAATACGACGAGCTGAGCGAAGAAGAGCGCAGGGCAGCCAAGGGATTGGAGCTGCAGAGCAAAATCAATGCGATCACCGCAACCTTGAAGGGCAGCGAACAGGAGACCGGGCGCTTTTACCGCAACGTAGGAAACTACGCAAACGGATTCGTCGAAGCCTTCACTCGCATGGGCGGATCCGTAGGCGGCCTGAAAGGCCCACTTAACATGGCGACAAATGGATTCAAGGCCCTATCATCGACCCCGATCATCGCGATTCTGGGCGCCCTCGTAACGGTAATTCAGAAAGTAATCCAGAATTTGAAGAGTTCCGAGGCGACCATGAACGCAGTGGCAACCGCAATGGCGCCATTGAATGCCGGAGGCCGCCTGCTCACGAAGGTAATGCAGGCGCTCGGAAACGGCGTCGCGAAGGTAGTGACGAAGCTGACCGAGTGGGCCGATAAACTCGGACTGATAAACGAGGCCATGAAGGTCGAGCAGCAGCTGACAAAGGACCAGATCGCCCTGCAACTGAGGGAACGCGAGGTCATACAGGAGAACGCGGACAGCCAGCTCAAGGTCGCACAGCTACGAGCACAGGCCGCAGACAAGACAAATTACAGCGCCAAGGAACGAATCGCCCTGCTGGAACAGGCGCTCGCAGAAGAGGGCGCAATCGCACAAAGAGAGCTGGAACTTGCAAAGGAGCGTTACAGAATACAGGTCGAGCAATCCAAGCTCGCCGAGAACAGCAAGGAAGAGAACGACCAGCTTGCTCAGTCATACGCTGCCATGCGCCAGGCCGAGACGGACTACTTCAACAAATCTCGAGAGCTGACCGCGCAGCTGGTAGAAGCGAAGCGACAGGTGGCAGCCGAGGCCAAGGCCGCAGGAGACGAAAGCATCAAAGTGGCCGAAGAAGAACTCACAGCCCTCGCGAAAGCAAACGGCATGACGGACGAACAGCTCCAAAAGCAACTCGAAATCAAAAAGCGCGAGATTGACGCAAGGCTCAAACTGATAGAAGAGGGCTCGCTGGAAGAATACAACCTGAAACAGCAACAGCTCAAGGCGGAATATGACCTCGACATGCAGCGCCTCGCGAACGAAGAGGGTGCGGACGAACTAATCAAGCTCCGTCGCCAGCAGTTCACAAAGGACATGACGGACCTCGAGACCCAGTGGGAAGCGGACGCCCAAGCGGCAGCAGACGCACTCTTCGAAGAGAACATGGCAAACATTCAGGCAGAGCTGGAAGCGCGCAAGGCCGCCTTCGAAGAACAGAAAGCACAGGAGCTCGAGAAGCAACAGCTCGCAGAAGAAACAGCGCTCGCCTTCGGATCCGTAGCCGGAAGCATCGCCGGCATGCTGCAGACCTTCGGCGAAGAGAACCGAGAGCTGGCCCGACTTTCCAAGGTAATCGCCCTCGCCCAGATAGCAATCGAGACAGGAGTGGCGACCGCGAAGGGAATCAGCGCCGCGATGTCCGTCCCATTCCCGGCGAACCTCGCAGCAATAGCGACGACAGTCACCACGATCATCAGCGGAATGACCTCGGCGATTTCGACCGTAAAAGGCGCCAAGTTCGCAAGCGGCGGACTTGTAGTCGGACCGGGCACCGCAACGAGCGACAGCATCCCGGCAAGACTGAGCAACGGCGAAAGCGTAATGAACGCGAAAAGCACGGCGATGTTCGGGCCTTTGCTTTCAAGCCTGAACCAGGCCGGCGGAGGCGTCGCCTTCAACCCAGCGGCAGGCGGACAGCGCGAAGGTTACGAATTCCTCGCGGCAGCCGTAGCGGCAGGCATGAAAAATGTAGATCTCCGCGTCGGAGTGGACGAAATCACCCGAGTAAAGGGCAGAGTCGACAAGATCCAGGAAATAAGCACAATCCAGTAAAGCATGAAACGATACGAACTTGTAGAAAAGCACGAACGCGTACTGCAGGAGTGCGCCATGGCCGGAATCACGGTCCAGGACTGGAAGAACGCCGAGATTTACCGATTCGTCCAGAAACTCAAGGGCGACGGAAACAAAATGGACTACTGCGTACACCAAGCGATGGTCCGGTACGTAATATCAGAGGCAACCGTCTGGCGAATACTTCGAAGCATGGAGAAAAACGTCTAACTGGCTAACTATCACGGCGTGATAGTGGAAAAAACAAACAAAGTGGCGCGCTACGCGCCACTTTTTGTTTATTTTGCCCTTCGTAAAACTACGCGAAGACATGATCCTGAAAGTATACAGCGCCATAATGCCCGAAGAAGAACGCATGTTCATGCAGTTCATGGGCCTTGACGGCGTATCGTTCAACAGCATAGACGAGTTTATCGCGAGCATTCCAGAGAACGACGATACGATAGACATGCGAATCAACTCGCCGGGCGGCGTCGTACCGGAAGGCTGGGCGATCATAGACAAGCTCCGCGCAACCGGTAAGAATATAACCGCTACAATCGAAGGCGACGCGGCCTCCATGGCGGCAATCGTACTGCTCGCAGCATCGGAGCGCAAGGCATACAAGCACGCGCGCCTTCTCATTCATGACGCATATTTCCCAGAGTACACCCTGGCGGGCGCATATCGCAAGGAAGACCTCGAGAAGCTGGCCACACAGCTGGACGAGGACAACCAGCGCGCCCTCGATTTCATGGTAGAGAGGACAGGCGCGGACCGAGACACCCTCGCAGCCCTCATGAAAGAGGACAAATTCATCGACATGGAACAGGCGAAAGAACTGGGATTCATCCATGAGATCCTGGAACCAGCAAGCGCGAGCGTCAAGCCGAAAGCCTGGAAGCGACCAGAAACCAATTCATCGACAGATATGGACAACAAGAAGACAATCGCCTCAGCATTCAAGGCATTCGCTGAGGCCCTCGGTCTTTCTGTAAAGATGGAGGACGCACCGGCCCCGGTTGGCTACGTCCTTACAGCACAGGACGGAACCGAGATTACAATCGACAAGCCAGAGGGCGAGGATCCTGCAGTGGGCGACGCAGCATCGCCAGACGGAGAGTTCCTCATGCCGGACGGCACGACCATCGTAGTGGCTGACGGAGTAATCACTGAGATCCGCGACGCGGAGCCGGAAGCTGACCCAGAGCCAGAGCCAAACCCAGACGACGAAGCACACAAGGCCGAGATCGAGGCGAAGGACGCCGAGATTGCATCGCTCCAGGCGCGCGTCGCAGAGCTCGAGGCAAACCAGATGAGCGACGACCAGAAGACAATCGTCGCAACGGTAGAAAAGGCCGGCGGCAAGGCATGGCTCGACAAGACACTCCAGTCGAACTACAAGCCCGCACAGCGTCAGCGCAACGCGCAGACCGTAGAGCCAAAGGCATCACAGATCGCGAGCGACCTCCAGGCCATCAAGGCAAAGCGCGCCGCACGCAACAAGAAATCGGAATAATAACCCTATAACACACTGACAGATATGGCAGGAATCGACTTTAGATCATTGACCCCGAAGAACGGGGCAGTGCAGGACCTCGCGGAG